GGCAAAAAGAAACACTTAAACCACTTGGATATATTGTATAAATACAATAGAGGAGTTCATCATGGAAGTTATTTGGGGGTTACTATTAACAATATGTACTGGAAGTACTTGTTTGTCTCAAGACATAGAACAGTTTGATACTAGAACATCTTGTGAAGATATGTTATTAGAACACGCATTAATTCCTCATGATGGTAATTGGGATACAGTAGAATATATCTGTAAACCAATAGGGAGTTTAGGAGCATAAATGGCAGTACAACCAGCTTATAGAGATGCAGAGAGAACTAATAATTCTCCTCGTTCTGCTAGGATATACAAAGATTTAAATCTTAACTTCGGTAGGCATCCAACTACAAAACAAATTCAAACTTTGACTGATGTAGCTGCAGTAAAAAGAAGTGTGCGTAATCTAGTTCAGATGGGTGAGTACGAAAAACCTTTTCATCCAGAGATTGCATCTGGGGTTCGTGATATGTTATTTGAAAATATGACTCCATTTACAGCTCATGCATTACAAACAAAAATAACAGATGTAATAACAAACTTTGAACCAAGAGCGTTACTTACTTCGGTTGAAGTTTTTCCAAGGTTTGATGAGAACCAATATGAAGTTATTGTTGAGTTCTATATTCAGAACGCACCAGCAGAACTAATTGACTTATCATTCACATTAGAGAGATTACGATAATGGCAACAACAACAAAACGATTAGACATTACCGATTTAGATTTTGATGATATTAAAGGTAATCTAAAAACCTTTATGCGAAATCAATCAGATTTTACTGATTATGATTTTGAAGGTTCTGGTATGAGTGCATTGTTAGATGTACTTGCATATAACACACATTACCTTGCAATGAATATGAATATGGTTGCAAACGAATCATTTCTAGATACTGCATCTGTTCGTTCTTCAGTTGTATCTCATGCAAAGACTTTGGGTTATACTCCAAACTCTGCAAGAGCACCAATTGCAAATGTCAATATTACACTTAATAATTTTGGTAACCTAACCTCTGCAACTATTCCAGTGGGAACAGTATTTACTACAGTTATGGATGATATTAATTACCAGTTCGTTACAGTTGCAGAACATACCACGCAAGTTATAAATGGTGTTTTGTCTTTTCCCAATATTCCAATTTATGAGGGAACGTATGTAACTAATCGTTATACAGTAGATACGAAAAATGTTGACCAAAAGTTTTATGTTAATGACGAAAATGGTGATACAACAACTTTACTTGTTGATGTATTTGACAACTCATCTTCCACAATCTCGACTACTTTTGAACTTGCAACTGATAGTACACAAACATCTTCTACATCTAATGTATACTTTTTACAAGAAAGTATAGATAATAAATTTGAAATTTATTTTGGTGATGGTGTAACTGGTAAAGCATTATCAGATGGTAACATTGTTCGTATGAGATATGTTGTTACAAATAAAACAAAAGCGAACGGTGCAAGTTCTTTTACAACATCTGCAACAATATCTACAATTACTGATATAACAACTGCAACTGTTTCAAATGCATCTGGTGGTGCAGAAAAAGAAAGTATTCAATCAATTAAATTCAACGCACCTCTTGACTACGCAGCTCAAGGTCGTGCAGTTACAGTGAACGATTTCAAAGCGATTGTACCAAAAGTATATGCAAATGCAAAGTCAGTGCAAGTTTATGGTGGAGAAGATAATGATGTTCCTACTTATGGTAAAGTGTACATTTCTATTGTTCCAACCACTGGTGCAATTACATCATCTGCAAAATTAGATATTGTTAAAAACTTAAAAAATAATTACACAATTGCATCTGTCACTCCAGAAATTGTTGACCCAGAATATACAAAGTTAAGATTAAACATCAACTTCGTATATAATTCAAAGAATACAATTAAAGCGAAAGAAACATTAATATCAAATGTTCTGACAACAGTTACAAATTATAATACGAATAACCTTACAAATTTTGATAGTGCATATAGACATTCTGCATTTACAAGATTGATTGATGATACTGATGATGCGATTACATCTAACATTACTACAATAGAATTGAGTAAAGATTTTACTCCAACATTGAACACTGCAACAAAGTATATCGTACCATTTAATAATGCACTTCACAATCCACACGCTGGTCATAATAAAGAACTAGGTGGTATTATAGTGTCTAGTGGATTTAATATATCTGGAAATGATAATGAGATGTTTTTAAATGATGATGGTAACGGCAACGTAAGAATGTATTATGTCACAGATGGTACAACTAAAGTGTATCAAGATAATACTGCTGGAACTATTGATTATGTAAACGGTGAGATTGTTTTAACATCATTGAATATAATATCTATTTCAAATATTGATGGTACAACTTCTGATAAAGTAAGATTAATTGTAAGACCAGAATCGAATGATATTATCGCAGTAAGAAATCAAGTATTGGAAATTGATTTGGGTAATACTATAATCAATGCAAATGTTGATACCATTGCAACTGGTTCTTCTTCTGCTGGTGTTGGTGTATCTACTGCAAGTTCTTATACTGGTTCTAGCTCAACTGCATCTTCAACATCAACAAGTTCAACAAGTTCTAGTTCTTCTAGTTCAAGTTCTTCGAGCAGTTCTAGTGGATACTAGTTATGGCAAACAATGACAATACTGTAAAAAATAAAGTATCAACTCATATACAGAATCAACTGCCTGAATTTATTCAGTCAGACCATCCAGTATTTTCACAGTTTGTTAAATTATATTATCAGTTTCTTGAAAGTTCAGAGATTACTTTCAGTGAAGTTAATAATTATATTAGAGAAGAAACTGAATCTGTAAACTTTGTATTAGATGAAAATGGTGACCAGATTGTTTTAGAAGACTCTGAAGTTAAGTTTGACGTTGGTGAAGTTATTACTGGTCAAACATCTGGTGCAACTGCAAAAGTATTGGTTGATGATGTTGATGATAATAAAAGATTATTCGTAACCTCTCAAACTCGTTTTATTATTGGTGAGATTGTAAGTGGTGCAACCTCAAATGCATCTGGTACTTTAGAGACATATAGACCAAATCCAGTTTCAAGTATACAACAATTACTAAACTATTCAAATGTTGATTCAACTCTTTATTCATTTTTGGATAAATTTAGAGATTCATTTCTTGAAGGTATAGTTGATAATGTTAACTCTAATGTTGACAAAAGAAAACTTGTAAAAAATATTCGTGACCTTTATCTTTCAAAAGGTACAAAGAAAGGTCATGAGTTATTCTTTAGACTCTTATTAAACGAAACTCCTCAAGTACAATTCCCTACAGATAATATGTTGCGTGTCTCTGATGGTGTTTGGAGTGTAAGAGATGTTATGAGAGTTCTTCCAGTAAAGGGAAGTGCAAGTGAATTAATTGGACAAACTATTACTGGACAAACATCTTTTGCAACTGCAATTGTAACTGCATCTGTTTCATTTCGTGAGGCGTCAAAAGACGTTGTTGAATTAGAATTAGATAAAGCAACTATCAACGGAACTTTTGAAGAGAATGAAATTGTTTTCGGAACATCTACTGTAACAGACCAAATCGTTTCTTTCAAACCTTATAGTATTTTAACTGGTGCAACAGTTACAAATGGTGGTGCATATTATACTGCTGACCAAACAGTTAACCTCGCATCTGGTGGTAGTAATAGTGCAACTGCAAAAGTTCAAAATGTAACTAGAGGTGTTATTGACGAAATCATTGTTGATGATGCTGGAACAAATTACTTAGTTGGAGATAACTTAGTATTAGATAATACTGGAACAGATGGTGTTGGTGCAGCTGCAGCCGTTTCTGTTGTGGGTGGTGCAATCGCTCCAGAAGCAGGAGACATTGCAGAATATGGAATGTCTGCAACAGACCATATCACACTTGAAGAAACAAGTCAACCCTTTTATAATGACACTTATGAAGGTATAAAGATTGTTCTGGAAACAGGCACCTTTGCAGACCTTAGTGTTGCATCTGAAGCTGGTGAGATTACAGATGTAAGAATGATTGGTCGTGGTGCTGGTTATTCTAAACTACCAATAGTTTCAAGTATTACTACTGCAAATGGTTCTGGTGCAAAAGTTGTAGCCGCATCAAACTCTGGAGTTGGTTCTGTAGACTCATTTGAATTTATAAACCAAGGATTATTATATTCTACTGCTCCTGATATTACCCCATTCCGTCACGCAATTCTAAAAGACATAACTGGAACATTTACTGCTGGTGATAATCTTACTTCACACTCTGGAACTGTTACTGCATTTGATACAAGTAGACAATTAATATCTCTTAATACAACTGCAAACCTTGTGGTAGGAAATACTGTAACAACTGCTGGTGCATCTGGAACTATTGCAAATATTAATATCGCAACTGGTAACTCACAAGTTGGAACTATTGCACAGACTGCTGGTAACTTTTTAAATTCTGAAGGTCAAATATCTGAAGTAAACATAAGGGTACAAGATAGTTTTTACTATCAAGATTATTCATATGTTATTAAAGTTGGTCAATCTATTAATGAGTGGAGAGATGCAATCAAATCAACTGTTCACCCAGCTGGTTGGGCAGTCTTTGGTGAAGTTGAAGTTGTGGGTAGAGCAAACGCACAAATAACTATGCAAACTGTAGACTCGTTTACTCCAGAACTTGCATCTACATTGAGAACAATCTTTACTACAGTATTTGGTCGTAGACTTGGAACTGTAGATGATGGTACTGTATTAAAAGCAACACCTAAAGTTGGTTCTGATGATTTAACAAGTTTCCCAAGTAGTAATAGAGATTTAACTCTTTCAAGAATAAACACTCTTGCGATAGGTGTTGTCAGAACACCAAGAGCGTTAGGCCCAACTCTAGACCTTCTTCCTAGATACGCATTTGGTATCGGCC